AATTTTCAAAATTAGATTAAACTATTTTAAAATGGCATACAGTTTTCGATATTACCGAAAATAATGATGTTATTTTAAAATATAATTTTTAATTAAATGTACGACATTCTTATTATTGGAGGTGGGATATCCGGACTCTACTTTTTATATAAATTTAAAGATTTTCATAGAAAGATTGGTTTGTTAGAAAAAGCAAATCATTTAGGTGGAAAATTAAGGACGGTTTATAATAATGATCAAATGATTTTATATGAAACAGGTCCATGGAGGGTATCCCCTGATCATCATCGGATGATTACTTTATGCCAAGAATTAGGAATTCGATTGCATAAAATCGAAAAAAATATCAATATTTACATACACGAATCGACAGAAACAGAATCTATCGAAATCATAGACAATAAAAAAGATCCGGGTTTATCGGTTTATGATAATTTTGTTTATAATGAAAATAAAAATTATGCAGATTTTATCGATTCTAAAACCGGGTACAATGAAATATTAGATATGAATTCTACTATAAATGCATATGATGCTAAAAATAAAAAAGAAGTTTATTATGTACCGGAACAAGGATTTTCAGGGATAATTAAAAAATTATCTGAAAAAATAAAAGATGATTACGATTTATTTTTAAATACTTTTGTACAAGATATTTCTTATAATGGTGATTATTACACGATTTCAACCATAATCAGAAAAGGATCGAATAGGTTTGCTCCAAAAATATTCAAGAGTCGAAAAATGATTATCGCCTGCCCTCTTTCGTCTTTTAAACAATGGAGGATTGTAAAACATTTCGATGTATTATTATCTTCTGTATCAACTTATCCCTTAAATCATATTTATGCATTATGCAAGGAAAAACCAATGTACAAGGGAAACACCAGTTTTTTTATAATTACTGAAAATCCATTATCACAAATCATTAGTTCGAATTATGATAATCATTGGATACAGATATCCTATAGTGGTGGTAAGATGGCTGATTTTTGGAATCGATTGTATAAAAGTCATAAAATGAATTGGAAAAAAAAAATCATACACGAATTTCAAAAAATTATAAAAAATTGCCAAGTTCTACAATTAAAAATGTATTATTGGTCCGATGCAATCCACATGTGGAATCCTTGTGTTGGTTTCCATCTGGACAGAATGTATAAATTGTCTCTTTATCCAGATCCCGTTTCATTAAAAGATTTTTTTATTATCGGAGAAACATTTTCTAAAAATCAAGGATGGTGTGAGGGGGCTCTCGAAACCGTTGAAGATTTATATAAAATATTCTGTGGAAATTATTTTGTAAATCTGCTTGATGTTTCGAATATTCCTTACGTAATCTATAAGAATCGAGTATTAAATGTGAAAAATTGGATACCAGTCCACCCCGGCGGTCAACAACCCATCGAAAATCATTTGTATGAAGACATTTCTTTTCTATGGGAAACGATACATTCCACCGATCATGCTAAAAACCACATAATCTGTTTACAGATTGGATGGAAATTTAAAAATAAGTTTTATCATATTTAAATGAATGATAAAAACATTTGAGAGTTATAAATTAACGAAACGTTCATTTAAAAATCCATAATCTCCATCAGGACCATTATTGCAAAACAGAGGATCCACACATTTGAATCCCATTTCCGTGATAATCGGTAATGATTGATTTACCTTGAGTGCTCCGCGATTATAATCTTCAGATTGAAGTTCAACAATGAGTCTTTTACTATGTAGGATGGTATCCAATCCTCCCCTTAATATATCAATTTCTGCACCCTGAACATCGATCTTGATAAGATCAGGAAGAGGTAAATTATTTTCTTTAACGATAGAGTCCAATGTTTTTGTTGTTCTCATTTCGAAATGGTCTTCATTAAATACATTATCATTATTTTCTTTATAATAACTATTTCCCCCCAACCAAGTTTTATTTTTATAATATTTTACAACAGAATCATTTTTATCACTTAGAACTTCTAAAAAGTATCGATGGGGTAGATTTTCGTAAACAAAATCTAAATCAGTATTTGCTTCAAAATAAATAAATTGAGCATCAGGCCAAATTTTTTCTGCCTCTTTTGCCCAATGCAATACACATGAACCAATATCATAAATGATATTTGGTTCAAACCCCTCATTTTTTAATCTTTTTAAATAATTAATATGATCTTTTGGAATAGACCATTTATTCTGGATGGAATGAATATATTCTTTATAATTCATTTTAATTAGATTATAATTATTTTTAAATTATTATTTAAAATTTTTGACTTCATAATGCACGAATGATTTTTTTGTGATATAATTATAAATTAAATAAACAGAGATGCAAAAATATAATTATCTGATTCTTGAAATCAAAGAATTTATTAATCAGAATGATTTATTATCCCTCCAACAATATTTTCAACAATTAGATCTCAACGACACGACAATTCCTTGGGATTTTGTATATCAAAAAATATACCTCCATTCCTGTTTAAAAAAAAATAAAGAAATAAAAGAATGGTTTGAAAGTTTAATCTCTTTATTTAATCCTATTTCTCAGTCTGCCATCAAGCATACATTTCATTATGGTAATTATTTAATGAACAAATAAAAAATGATTATTTTTTTGTTTTTTTCTCTAAATATTGATTTAAACTATGGAATATTTTATTAAAATATTTTTGTTTCACAGATACATATAAATGGCACCCAAAAAAAATAATAAGAAAAATTCAGCGATTTCAAAATTAGCTCTGGAAAGAGTTCGTAAGGTCCAGGAAGAAGAATTAAGGATTCAACAAGAGATTGAAGAAGAAGAAAAAAGGAGGAAAGAGGAAGAAGAAAAATTAGCCAAATTAGAACAAGAACGATTAGAAAAATTAGAGAAGAAAAAACTTGCCAAGAAAGAGAAAATATTAAAACAGAAAAAAGAGGGAACTTATCTTACGGCCAATCAGAAAGAAAAATTACGAAATCATCAATCTAAAATCCAATTATTACAAGATTATCATAAAGATGTGCATGTGTATGAAAATTCTGATATATTGGATTCAATTGAAAATGCAAAAAAAGATCGGGAATATTTTAGATCCCCAGTTATTTGTATTTTAGGACACGTCGATGCTGGTAAAACAAAATTATTGGACTGTTTACGCAATTCAAATGTACAACAAAATGAGGCTGGAGGTATAACCCAACAAATGGGAACAACTCATTTATCATCCGACATTATTCATAATTATATACGAAATATCGACACCAATCATAATATGGAAATGGATATGATTTTTCTAGACACACCTGGCCATGAAGCATTTTCATCGATTCGTAAAAATGGGTCGGCCTTTGCGGATATTGTTTTATTAATAGTAGACGTATTGCGAGGTGTACAACAACAAACCATTGAGAGTATTCAATTGTTACGAAATCGTAATATTCCGTATATTATAGTTCTGAATAAGATGGATCGTCTTTATGGATGGAAACAATTCCCCGTTGTCATGGAAAATAAGATTGAACAACAAGATGATACCACGAAACAAGAATTTTATGATAAACTATCGTCTATTATTCTCGATATGAATAAAAATGAGATTAACGCAGAACTTTATTGGAATATTGTAGATACGGATTATGTTCCTATCGTACCCATATCGGTTCTTACGAATGAAAGTATAGATGAATTATTGCTTGTCATATCGACAATAGTCCAACAAAAAGAAGATTTATTCAGTGCATCAAACGAAGAGGAGTCATTACAATGTTTTGTGATGGATAATAAAATGTTGGAAGGTTATGGTAATACTGTCGATGTGTTATTGAAACATGGATGTCTTGAAGAAGGGCAGAAAATTTATTTACAGCAAGGAGTAAAATATGTACCATCAAGAATAAAATTATTATTAACACCCCCTATTAATACCGACATGAGGGTTAAAAATGAATTCTTGACACATAAAAAAATGGTAGGAACGATGGGATTAAAAATCGTTTTATATGATCCCATCCTGCCTGTGATTGGGAGCAATATTTTGCTCGAGGATCAAGAATCTTTAGTTATAGCGAACGATTTGCAATTCGATCAAGAAGGAGTCGTTATTTTTGCATCGACGAGCAATTCGTTGCATGCCCTGCATTCATTTTTAAAAAATGAATGTGATCCTCCTATCCCCATCGTTGAGGCAAAAATTGGAAAAATCTATAAAAAGGATATAGTAAAAATATCTCTTCTCAAGAATAAAGAGGAATATAATGTTATTTTAGCATTTGATATCATTCCTGATGAAGATATTTTAAATTTTGCAAACGAAAATAATATTACTATACTCTACGCGGATATAATCTATCATCTTTTGGAAAAATTTAAAAAGCACCAAGACAATCTTTTTATACAAAAAAAAGAAAAAAATAAACATTTGATGGTTTATCCGTGTCTTTTCAATATATTGAAAAACAATATTTTTAATAAAAAAAATCCATTAGTATTGGGTGTAGAGATTAAAGAAGGATGCTTACATATCAACACACCCATCTTTATCCCTAAAAAAAATTTATTATTAGGTAGAGTCATTGGAATTCAAAAAGATCATAAAGATGTGCAATTGGCGACTAAAGGAAGTCAGGTGGCTGTCAAGATTGAAACAGAAAATCCGAGCATACAATATGGACGTCATTTTGATGAAGAATGTGGCGACCTGGTTTCATTTATTTCAAGAGAGTCGATTAATGTATTGAAAGAATTCTTTAAAGAGGAAATGTCAAAAGATGATTTAGTTTTGATTATGAAACTTAAAAAAATATTACGCATTTCATAAAAGGATGATTCCTAAAATTGTTTATCAGACATGGTTTTCTAAATATGATATACCGGATACCTATCTGCAAATTATAAATCATAATAAAAATCTGAATCCTGAATATGATTTTATTATATACGATGATTTAGATCTTGATCATTTATTTCAAGATGCGCCCCTCAATATAAAAAACGCCTATTTACGTATAAATCCACATTATGGACCTGCTAGGTCCGATTTATTCCGTTATTACATCATTTATATAAAAGGAGGAATTTATTTGGATATCAAAATAAAATGTCTCCGACCATTCCGTGAATTTATTGAAGAAAATACAGAATGTTTATTGTCTTATTGGGAAGGGTTGTATTATAATCGAGATATTTTATTGAATCAAAAAGGAGAATTACAAAATTGGCATATTATATTCCTACCCCAGAGTAAATTATTAGAAAAGGTTCTGGATACGATTGCAACGACAATCCTTGATTTATCATATTATAATGCTCAAGAAATTAGAGGCAAACACGGTGTTTTAAAAAGTACGGGGCCATTAATTTATACACAAATAATAGAAAAATTGATACAATCCGAATCACTCGTTGTCGATTTTTTCAATTCAAATTATTATTTAGATTATGGATCAACTTATATAGGGCTTTCCTATGGAACATATATACATTATAGCAGATTAAATGAACCTATTTTTTTAAACAAAACGCTGTCGATTCCCATGAAATTTTTCATCAGTTATCGTTCTATAAACTCAACCGGTATTTATTTGTTACATTCTTATACCTTTATGAATAAAATCGACGTTTTGCTACAAGGGTGTAATATTGTTTTTTGTAAAAAAAATAATGATATTTATTTTTTGGCATTTGATCATGCGGCTAAAAAATTTATCACTCATTTTTTAGAGTTTATCTTTAGAATGAACAATCAAGAAAATATTTTTTATTATCACAATTTATGTGTAAAACAAGCTTATTTGAATGAAAACAATCAGATTGTTTTCCATTTTCAGGTTTTTATAAGTTTTTAAATTTATTTAAGGACGTAAATCTTAAAATTCGGATTTCGTTTATGAAAAAAAGATTGCAGGTTTGAGGATTGATCACCCGACATTTTCAGAAAAGGGATATTTGTATTTTCATCCACGGCAATGGATCCATTGCAATTAAATTGTTTCTTGAACGTTTTTAATAATTCCTTTAAATCTTCATCTTCTGAAATTCCATTTAAAAATGTGATGCACTTTCTTGAATTCCTCGAAATAACTCGGATATTAATGATGACATTTTCTTTATCAAATAAATCCGTAAAATCTTCAAACATGTTTTCCTGGAATAAGAGGGTGGTAAGTAATTGTTCACAAGTAAATTTTATAAAAATTTAAAATCATCAATTTTAAAAAAATTGATTTTATTTCATGTTAACGGTATCTAGGTAAATGAATAAATATCTTAGTCTAATAACTCAATTATCGTTGCTATTATTTACCATCGGATTTATTAGTTATTTTTATGTTTACAAAATTCCATTTATAAAAGATTGGGAAATCCATCTTTTGATTTATTGTGTATCGTGTATAGGAATCGTCATGTTTTTGTACGGATTATATCTTTTTTACAATGTTTTTTTGAAAAAAAGAATTGTTTTACAAGTCGAACACGATTATAATGATTTTTTTCAACAACGAGCGGTGATGATGTAACATTGTATAATCTTATGATTTTATAGACATTAGAATTTATATATTAATCAATGGTCATTTAATGCACAACGCAAAAATTTATATGGAACCGAAGACGATTATTGTGCAGAGCCAATCGTATCAGAGAATTTATAGCCGATGGAAGATCCCATTTTTTTGTCGGTTATACCCATTATCAGTTATTGGAATAAAAATACATTCAATATTCAAATAATTATGAGATAAAAAATTTGCACGTTTTTTTTTTTTCTTACTTATAATTAGGATAAGAATGCCAATAACATGTAATTCACAACTCTTTAAAGATAATGGTTCAGACAGCGCCATTACAGACCTTGGAAGGAGAACTAGATTAGTAACTGTTCCTAGTAGAACCGTTTACTATTATGGATATGAACCAAATAATCAAACAAAAATATCTTTAAATGATAATTCCACTAATAATTCTGAAGGATGGAAAGTATTAAACGGCACCTGGACAGGAAAAAGTAGTGTTTTTACAACTGATCCTTTAAATAGTGATCTTGCTCGCTCACTTAATACAGAATTATCACCTAGAACTACTAGATTAGTAGGTAAAATAGAAAATTCAAAAGCATCAAGTAATAGTGCTGCTAAAGCATATGCAGTAACCGTCGTTACTAAAGATAGCCAACCGTCACAAGCTACATTGTATTTTTGTAATTCTGAGGGAAATCCTAGAACTAATCAATTTGAATGTAAAGCAGGTGCTGCTAATAACAAAGCTTGTACTGTTGTATTTAATAACAATAATGATGTTGTTACATATACAGTTAGAGATTATCAAACTGGAGATGACTCCGTAGGTCCTTAATCAAAAATTCTTGTTCATTTTGATTATTGATTTATAGAAAATATTTAAAACTTTAAAATTTTTTGGTGAACGATGCATAAATACCTTAAAAAATTTGTGCCTCGTGTTTTATAAAAAATTTTTAAATTATGTAATGATAGAATGGATATTTTAGACAGTATTACAACATATAGAGATTCTTTATTACAGAATCCTGAATTATCTGCAAAGAATAAAATCGTTATCGATCAATTAACTAGAATTTTACAAGATCGAATAGTTCCTTCTATAAGTGATCCTTTATCATTTATCGAAATCATTTTAAAACGAAACGATTTATTACGGACTGATTGTTTATCTTTTGATAATTTGATACATGTAAAAAATTTTATTGCTTATTTGAAAACAATACCAGTATTAATGAAAATTAAGGGATTGTTAGAACCACTCATCTTATTAGAAAAGATAGATCAAGATGGAAAAATCATTGGAGAAGAATTAGATTATACAGC